ATGAACTTTCAACAATTAAGAATGGTACGCGAAGCTGTAGAAAAGAAGGCTGTTTTATTAAAAAAGGTTGAGGGGAAATATCATGCAGTTGCAGGTGTACCATATTCTAATTATATTATTTTACAAATAAGAGAAAGAACATTTGTATTAGTACAGTCAAACATTTTTAAGGTAATTATAAAAAGCGTCTTAGTTATGGCGAACAACAAATTTCCTAAAAATTTTGGCACTGGAAATTCTAAAGATGTGTTAGAAGCGATTTACAACATAGAACCGTGGTGGGACATAGATAAATTTAGTGAAGTTTTAAAAAATGAACAGTTTTGTTATGTTGTGGAAATTAAGGGGGGTGAAATTTTAGAGAATGTTTTAAGAATAGATTTATTTAGAGAGTACAAGCAAATAAATAGCGTGAAAAATGATTTTGTTGGCGGATTATTCCATTGTTTAAAGCATTTCAGTTATAATGGCAAACCACTTTCCACTCACAAGCAAATAAACGATGTAAAATCACCAATGAATGTGATTGAAAAAATAGTAGAAATATTTTATTTTGGGATGCAGCTTAAACCAAATGGGAAAAATATAAATTTTGAAATTGGTATTGACGAAACTTATAAATATCATTTAGGGACTTTTTTCGAAGAGGCAACAGAAATATATTTTGTAAATACTTTATTCATTAGAAAAATGAAATAAAATACCGGTAACATTGCATAAACTGCCAAGGCTTTGTCCCGTCGCACACGGCCCACCATACAAAGCTCCGGCGCCTGGGCAGGGGACGTCAAATTATCGTTACCGCTGCCCCTTCTCATTTTTCCCATCCACCCAAAAAGCATCCCTCACCCTCCGCTTTCAGAACCGCCACTCCCCCGCAACTCCCTTTCAACCACCTCCAGCACATCATCGCGCTCCAGAACCAACCGCGCCAACTGCCGGTCAATCTCAAGCCGTAACGTCGGTGATGCAATTTTCTCCGCCACAGCCTTCGCCTTCGTCAAATACTCCAGGTCAGCGCCCCGGTCACGCAGCTCAAATCGTACCGGGTAAATAATCTCGATCTTTGCCTGTTCAAAATCAGTTCCTTCCCACCGGCAGAAAATTCTGAACAGCCGGTTCTCTGTCAACTCAAGCTGAGCCGCCTTTTGTGCCAGCAGCGTATTCAGAATCTGAAACTCCGTTTCAATGGCCACTGCCGAAGAAATCTGCGTTCTGTACTGCCTTAACGGCGTTAAATGTGCCATCCGGTTAATCATCTCAACCTTCCGCTCCATCGCATCGAGCAGCCCGGCAAGGGCATCAGCATCTGCCTGCAAGAGATAAGGCTTCTTTGCAGGCAAGGTATCCTCATCCATCACAATCACACCGCCTGCACCGGTACTTGCATCATCCTTTGCATTCTTCACCAGCGTCTTATGATTCGAACTCCGAATCATCTGCGAAAGCTCTGAAAGGTCATTATACAGGCTCATCTGCACCCGCGCCACATCCTGCAAATCACTGATTGCCAGCCCTGGCATCAGCGGCTTTGTGTTGTAATGCGGCACAGCAGGCACAACACCAATCGGATTCACCATTGTTGACTCCAGCACCGGCTCCTCCCGCCTTGTGGCGCGCCACACCTCAACGCTCTTTGGTGTCCATATCCGGTACCGGTAATCACCCGCGCTCTTCAAACCCTCCCGCACCTTCAGGTAGCTCAATTCAAGTTTCCCGAAGGGATTCTCCGTAAAATCCCAGTCAAGCACATGCTCCGGAAAATAGAGGCGCAAATACGGCCGCACATCGCGCTCAATCTCATCAGCCTTTGTGCGCACTTTCGCCGCAGGCTTATCCATCACAATCCAGCACACCCCAAACACCGAAGCCCACTCCTGAGATGATTTCATAAACTCATTGAGCGAGCACTCCTGCTTGTCAGCATTCACCGCCATCGCCAGCAAGGCGCGGTTATTTTCAAGAGATCCAAAGCTCCGCTTCGGCGGTTCACGCCAAATAAAGCCCGAATAGGTATGCACCACACTCTTGCAATGATTATCCATCGGAGTCTGCCGCAACCGCTCCGCATACGAAACCCGCCGCTCCTCATGATACCGGTACAACAACTCTGCCTCCTGCCAGCTCCGTCCGCCCCTATAAGCCCGGCCAAAAAACTCCCACTCCTTCAGATTCTCCCGATACACATCATGAACCTGCTCCAGCTCCGCCCGCTTTCCACTCTTTGCCATATCATCATCTCCTCGTCAACTCTCCATTGATTCACACCCTCCAATGTTCCGGCTGCCCCTTATAACTCCGTTGAGGCAAACGAACCGGAAACAACTTCTCAACCGGATACCCGATCGCATCCGAAGCATGCGTCAGCTCCGGTCGCGTCAACTTGTCAATCTCACCATTTTTCCAAGCCACCTGTTCCAGGTCACGCACCAGACAAGGGCAATTCTCCACCGTCAAGAGCCCCTCACGCAGCAACTTGTTCACCGCATTCACTCTGCTCTTCACCGGCGGATGAGCCGGGCGCGCCACAACATTAAACCCTTTATCCTTCAGAATCGTAAAATCCGTCTTGTCAGATGAACTCTTGCGCGCCCGTCCTGCCGGGTCCGGAAACACCGTTATACCCGGATATCGCTCATACAGCACATCCGCCAAATCATAGGTCGAAGCGTCCTGCAGCCGGATTTCATAAAAGCAGTGAATATGACGCTCATCAAGAACGGTAAACACCACCGCCGTCATGTAATCCACATTAAAATCAATGCCCGCCATAATTTCGCACCCCTCCGGCACCGTCCGGCCTCCGCAGTGCCGCAACCGGTCAAAATACTTGTACACCCGGCCCGCCGTAAGGTTCAAAAACTCACCATTCATATAAGCGCGCCGCTGCTGCTCATCAAACGCCTTCTCCAGCATCGTCACAAACTGAGTTGGCAAATGCACATTATCAGCCGTCCGCCCAACCACAACCCCCAGGTCATACTGCCCATCCAGGTTCCGCGCAACATCATACCCCCAATTCAACTGCTCCGGCGTCCCCGTCAAAAACAGCTCCCTGTGCTTCGCCGCCGGATGGCGCAACCGCGACAACACATTATCAAACACCACCTCCTTCATCAAAAACGGCTCATCAATCCCCGCACTCCCAAGGTTCGGCCCCTTCAGCGAATCAGGATGATCACCTGATCCAATCCAGATATTGCCATTCCAGTTCTTGATAAAAAACTCATGGTTCGTCTTGTGGTAGGTATACCGCGCACCAGCCGCATCAAGTAGCTCCGAAATCGAAATAATCACCGTCTTGCGCGCCTGCTTGTACGAAGGAGATACATACAAATGGGGAACAGGAGCATTTATATAGGAGCACCAGATTGAGCGCAACGCCCCAATCCTTGTTTTGCCGCACCCATACCCGCCAACCAGCAGCTTGATAAAATTCGGCAGCTCCCAAAACTCCCGCTGATGTTGCAGCATCCGCCTCTTGTCAATGACGAACTTCATCCCCGGCTCTGCTGTTGCATGAGCGCGGCAAACTGCTGATCATTCTTCTCTTTGGAACCATAGCTCGATCCCACCCAGAACGCATTCACATTCTTCAACTCGCTTGCCATAACGCCAAGGAGAAAAATCAGGGTATCCTTGATCGAACTATTAATCTGCACTCTGTTCCCCATCGATGCAATCAAGGTCAACAGCACCCCGAAAAAGCCCAGGTTGTAAATCACCGCAAGCGCAATCTGAGGCCACAGGTTCTTTGCCTCAACGGCCATATCGCGCGCGCCCTGCCGATCCTTGATCTCAAGCTCAAACACATTAATACCCTGCTGCAACATCTGCAGGTTATACTCATTATCAAGCTTCTGCAACGCAAGCCGCTCTTCGGGAGTCCACTTTTCAATCCGCTTCGCCAGCTCCTCTTCTGTTCCACCTTCACTGCCAAGCACCTTCCCGGCCAAAAACTTCACGGCACTTCCCGCAAGCGGGCCGCCAAGCGCTGTCGCCAAAACCGGAGCAGCACTGCCAAGTATCTTTTTCAGAATGTTCATCGCTACGCATTGGTATAATCAATAAAGCCCTTGTTGACCTCCTTCACCTTGCGAACCAGCCGGTACACTCCGCCCCCTTCGCGCGTCTTGCTTGCATCGGTATTCCCCTCAATGGTATGCAGCAACCCGCCGTTGATGCTTTCAATAATACCCGTATGGCCAAGTCCGGATCCATGATCCATAATGAAAACCATGCCGGGCATCACCAGCGAGGGATTATTGCGCGCATCATAAGCATTGATCCTTGCCGCCCCGGCCTCCTGGCACCTGTTCCAGTGGTCAAGGCACCCGCCAGTTTTCGGCATCGGGTTTTCTCTCCCCGCCAACCGCGCTGCTCCGTCAAAGCACCAATGCACAAACGCACAGCACCACGAATAACCGGGCGGCACATTAACACTCTTCAAATAAGCCTCAACCTCCGGGCCTCTGTTCGAGTTGCGAGGCTGTTCACGAACATTTTTAACCACTTCGCACGCCGCAACCGCAACAACACTCGCCAAAAAGCGCGAAGGTGGAGCACCGGCGCCGTCATGCTCATCATCATAAAAAAGGGCATGCCAGGTCAGCGGCCCAATCTCGCCATCCTGAACGAGCGGGCGCCCGGCAGCATCCACATTGCGCGCCTGAAACAGCATAACTGCTTCAACGGTTTTGCTTCCAAAAATCGGATCGTCCGTGTCAAGGCGGATTGAATCGTCAGTTTCAGCAGCGAGCAGCTCATTCAGTCGCTGCTTCACCGCCTTCATAATGACGCCATTGATCTCGCCGAGTTTAATGATGCTTCCGGGATAGTTCATCTCACTCCTCCGTTTAGGGTTTAGCATAATGGACAATTGCAACAATAAGCCCGATACCCTCCACCAGCAGGCCAAGAGCCGTCAGAATGAGGCCGATTTGCCATCTGCGGTTGCTTTCCATCCGGTCAAAAATCTTATTCACGGCTTTCTCCGTTTTGGTTTGCCTGTCTGCAAGCGCAACTATTTTTTCGCCCTGCTCAATAATGTGAGAGCAGCAAAAATCATCATTAGCCATAGTGCTTTCTCATTTTCTCTTGATAAGAACGCTCTGTATTTGCATATCAGAGAACCACTCCACAGATGGTCCCATAAGTACCCCAGGTGAGATAACTATTTCCTGTAACTGCCGCGCCAGCGCTTCCTCCCATTCCTCCAGTGCAATCTCCTAACTCAGCATAGTCATAACCACTCCCTGTCTCGCCGTCATTGCCAAGGTCTCCGCCATATCCTCCCGGATAGGCATTCAGCATCCACCAATTGCCATCATCAGGATTTTGCTCGGCATAGAATCCTCCGCTGCCGCCACCACCGCCACCGCCGCCGATTGTTCCGTTGTTCTGAATTGTTGTGTTTGAACTCACTATGAGCGCCGGGCCTCCATTTCCCCCTACTCCGCCTTGCGATGTATTGCCCTGAAATCTCCATTTAAGCGTACTGTCGCCTTCGGCAAAGTATCCACCAGTCAACAATTGACCGGGTTCACCGGTCAGGTAAATCGAGTTCATAAGCACCGTGCTCGACGAAAGCCCGCCAACGCCGGGGGTTCTTCCCGCGCCACCGCCGCCACCCCCTCCGGCGGCTGAGCCTCCCGCGCCGCCAGCACCCGCGATAGTGCCATTATTGACAAGCGTTACGGTATCACCCGTCACAAAATCCCTTATCCGCATTGCCGGGCTGCTTGCCGAATTGCTGCCTACAACAACACCACTATTAACCGTCACCGTAATGTCACTCTTGCCAGCGATATAGGTTGAGCCTACCTGATTTATCAGATCATAATTCAATGTGTCAGCCGACAAGACAATGGCAATCGTCACCCGTCCACTCCAGACAACAGTCCCATTGCAGGCTATACTGGTCAACACCGTGCCATTGAAGGTTGCAGCCGTTACGTCTGTCCCGTTATAGCTCAAAGTCATGTTGTGGTAATCGTCAGCGTTGTTCCCGTCAAAGAAAACTTTGCCCCTCCGTAATCCGTAGCACTTCCTTTCTGTTTGGCTGGAGTAAATCCAAGCGCATTGATCACATTCGCCGAAGTCACACTTACATTGCTCCCTGCCGGGCCCGGCGCGCCCCGTGGAGCTGCTTCAACCACAACAGCAGGTGCCGTTGTAACCACAATCACAACCGTGCTGCTCATCGCGTCTGATCCTTGGCCACGGTAAACGTCCCGGCCACATAGGTTCTTGGTTCACTGTTTATCGTCACCTCAATATCATACTGGTAGGTGCCGGGGGTATAGCTGGTCGTTTCCAAAGATGGGATTGACCATATCAGCACAGCATCCGCAATCTCAAGCCCGGCATCAAGGGTAAACTCCCCAAGCAAGCTCCCGTCACGCTTGCGAATCTGTATGCGGGCTGTTGCATCAGCAAGGTCAAGCGGAACGCCATCAACCGTAAAGCCGAACTGCTCAGAGAAGTAATCTCCCCTTACAATACCTGTGTTATATTTCCCCGGCAGATAAGCCGTATTCGTGCTCATAATTCCATCAATTATGGTTCACTACCCAGCCCCGGCTCTCAAGTTGAGCCACAAACACCAGATTCTCCGGAGTCACGTTCCCGTTACTCCCGCCGATATTCAGGTTCCCGTTATCAATCGCCGATCCGGCAAGGTTCCGGATAAATCGGTTGACATCAGCATCCGGGAGTGAAGTGTCCGAAAGGACAATCACCACACCATCCGGCCACTCAGGCACAAAATCGACTTCGCAGGCAATACCGGTTCCGGCAAGGCGAATCTCCTGCAACGATGCCGGAAGAGAAGAGACATCACCATCTACCATGCTGTTGCTCAAGTCAAGCTTCTGCAGAGCGGTCAAAGAGCTCAAACCAGTGATCGAACCATAAAGCGTCCCGTCACCAAGGGTGTTGAACTCCGTCATCAACTGTACATCACCCTTTAATACCAGGTCAAACCGTCCGGCAACCGGATAGACTGTTGCACACCGTTTTGTAACGCCTTCAAACCGGACCTGATAAGCCATGCCGCGCCCCCAGTTCAACGTCACAATTCCCGCCGTACCACTCAATTCCAGAGTCCGGCTTCCCGGTTCAAGAATTTTGTAATGCAACCCCATCATCTGGTGCGGATAATCCCTGTTCCGCCACCTGTCCCGGTCAACTGCTTGGCCCATGGCGTTCCACCCCCGCGCCGGTAACTGAGTCAACTTCTCATTAAACGGTATCATACCTTTCTCTTGTCATCTTCTCAGCCTCTGCCGCTCACTCACCGGCCGCATATCCACCCGCACAAACCCGTATCCCGTATCATACTCCACGCCTATAGTCAGCGTCTTCAAAAACTCCCGTTCATACTCACCCCGGTAAAACCGCATCATCTCAACCAGCCCCGAGCCGCCAACCGAAGCCGCCAGCCGGGGCAAAACGTACCACCCCAGCACCCGGGTTGTGCTCGCCGGAACCCACTGCACCGGGTTCAGTTTTTCCGAATCAAAATCAGGGTAGTTGTTCCAGACGGGAGTCACTCCGGCGTATAGCCCGTACTCTGAAGAGCCGTCAACCAACAGCGAACCAATACCACCATACGGGTAGGGAGTGCGGAGGTTCGGCCACCACCGCAGGCGCAAATCGGCAATCACATCCGCCGCCGCCTGCTCGTGGTACTCCGTAAAAGAGTCAACCCCATGCTCAAACACATAGGGCTGAATCCGCTGAAGGTCACTGTCATCACTAAAAATCATCGCTCATCTCCTCTTCATCCCCCAGCCATCTCAATCATCATCATCTTCTCTTCCTTTCGTGCCTTTTCGTGCCTTTCGGGCTTCAAAATCTTCCTCAGCGCCAAGCACTTATTTCCTCAGCTTGCAAGCCAGGTTCGGGTCAAGGCACTTCACCGCATACAGCACATCAAGGGCCACCTTCACATTCGAAGAGTCCGGTGCATACCAGATTCGAGAGCGCATCGCAAGCCCGCTCTTCTCATCCACAACGCTTGCAACCTTCGCATTGCCAAGCTTCTCGCCAATGTCCGACAGGGGCGCCATGGCAAGCGCAAACGCATTCTTGTGAAAAGCCATATTTTCGGTATGGTTGCTCAGGCTCACCGTCACCACTGCATTATCAGCAACATCCTGAGCCAGTGGAGGGTAGATTTGCACACCCGTAAACGCATTCCCCGATGCCGTCACCGGAGTGCTGTTCACCACCGCATAGCGCTGCGTGTCGCCTGCAATCGCAAACGTATCGCCAAACAACAGCGTGCCGGTTACTGTTGCCGCATCAAGGTTGATAAAGGTTGCTTCCTTCAGAAACGCGCCGTTAACGGCGAGCGTCCCCGTCGAAGCCGTACCCTTTACATGCGAGCCTACATTCTGGTTTCCGAAAATCTCAAAGCCGAGCCAGTTTCCGATAAACCCGGTTTTCAGTACCTCCTGAGCCGCAACACCGGCAAGGTTGTTATTGGCAAACAGCTTCTGAAATCCAGCCCGCATGGTCGAGCCAACCTCCAGATAGAGCTGCCCGTCATCCATCGGCACCCGGTTATCAAACATCACCTGCCCAACGGAGGTCAAATCATCCACCGCCGTTGTGGCCTGCGCATCCACATACCACGGTACATAACCGGCAAGTCCGTTCAGCTTCAAATCAATATCCTTGGCAATGGCATATACTGCCGGGCGGATATGGTCTGTGATAATCTGCTCACCGGTAAAGGTCAGCTCCTTGTCCGTCAGCGAAAACTTCACCTCCTTCCAGTAATCGAGCGACATCTCCACATAAGAGGTTGCCACACTCTGGTCATTGGAAGGCGCATCCTGAGCCTCAAAGGTTCCCGGCCTTTTGATCTCAATTTTTTTGCCCTTCTCTTTCACATCCTTGTCATAGCCACGGTGTACCCTTGATGCCATGCCCAGCGTTGCCTCAAGCGCAATTAAACCCTCCTGCGCATAAAAATAGGGATCATAAACTCCCAACGTATTCGTAGCCATTTCACTTGCTCCTCATCGTTTCATTCATAAAAATCGTAACCCACTTCATCCAACTCATCGTAACTCTCCTGTCATTTCGAATCCCGATGCAATCGGGTGAGAAATCTCTCTTACTTCTTCTCATCCCTCAGCACCCTGCACTGTTAACGTTCAATCACCACGGTCCTCCCCGCCTTCGCCGCCGCATCCCGCACCGCCCGGTACTTTGCCGGGTCCTTCGCATCCTCAACGCTCAGCTTGAATGCCGATTCGTCGCCGGTTGTTTCGGTCGTACTACCGCCCGCGCCACTTCCCGAAGGTCCAGCCGGGAGGTGGTGCGGGTTTGCTTGTAAAAAGTCATGCACAAACTGTTCAACCGTAACCGGCTTGCCGCTCTTGTACATCGGCGCTCCATTTTCACGGACTTCAACCTGATCGGTTTTCTGGTCATAGTGAACGTTCCCCTTCAGCAGTGTTACAATCTGAGCCGGGTTGATGGCTTTGGATGTCGAAGCCGCAGCAAGCAGGGTATTGTCAACCCTGATGGTTCGTAACTGTTCGGTAAGGGATGCAATATCTTTATCGCGCTGGCCAATCACCTCATCCTTCTCTTTGACCGTCTGTGCCAAAATCTTCTCAAAGTCACCCTTCTTCTCCAGCACCTCGCGCTCCTGCTGCGCCTTGGCCTCTTTGAGTGTCCGGTACTCTTCAACGTTCACATCGGCAAACTCTTTCAGTTTGCCTTTAATCAAGGCGTCAACCTCGGTCTGTGAATAGTTTTTTTTCTCTGAGCCCTGCGATTGTTCTTCGCTTCCGGCACCCTCGGTGTTCCCCGGCTGCCGCTCGTCACCCTTCTTCTCCTTTTCACCGTTCGTTATAGCCATACCAGCTCCAGTTTTATTTATCGCCACTCAATATTTGATATAATTATCAAATAAATATACTGAAACGCAGTAATAATTTGAAAGAAATATCAAATTAAAAGACGTGAAAATGCAAGGCAGCAGCGTGAATTATTGGGTAAAAATAAACCGGTGAAGCACTGTAAATCAAAGCGCTTGAGTATATTAATTCTTTGTTTTCTCTGTCAGCAGCTTCAATAAAGAGATAAAACTCTAAGCTGAGTAAAGGGAGATAAGATCAACTATTGCAGAAAAGATCATCGATAGAGGTAGGCTATAAAAAAAGAAACGCCCCCAACAAGTGAAGGCGTCAGACCGGAGATACTATCTCTGGTGATGTTATGGCTTCAATATAATCGTTAGTTATGAATAAAGAAAACACTCAACATGTAAAAGAAAGGGTGCAAGTCTATGTGGATGGTTTTAACCTCTATTTTGGCATGCTTGAAGCAGGGTATGACTACTGTAAATGGTTAAACCTGAAACTATTGGCAACAAACCTGCTGAAGCCGAATCAGGAATTGGTCTGTGTGAAATATTTTACCAGCAGAGTTAGTGACAACCCTGACAAGCAAAAACGGCAAACAACATATATCGAAGCACTTGAGTCAGAAGGAGTACACATCTTATACGGTCACTACCAGAGAAACACCATAGAATGCAAACGTTGCGGGAATATTTGGGCCTCCTACAATGAAAAAATGACCGATGTCAATATTGCCACTCAAATGCTGATAGGGGCCTATCAGAATCAGTACGATATGGCTATGCTGATTTCAGGCGATAGTGATCTGGTTCCTCCCATTCGTCAAATTCATGAACTATTTCCCTTGAAAAGGGTCTTTGTAGCATTTCCGCCAAAACGGCATAATCAATCTGTCGCATTGGTTGCAAAAGGTTCAATGACGATAGGACGAAAAAAACTGGTTGAGAGCCAGTTCAGTGAATCGGTGAAAAAACGAGATGGTTTTCTTCTGCAAAAGCCAACCGACTGGCAGTAAACGATTAGCTTTACGAAAGCATATAAGTGCTGGCAGCTCTAAAACTGCTTGCCTGCGCTCTCTTCCATATCTTCCACCGACTATCATGCCCCTGAGCCAAAAGGAAATCCGTGATAACGCTTTAAAATTCGCCTATGAATGGGCAGACGTTTCGCGCGAAAGAGCAGAAGCACAGACGTTCTGGAATGAATTCTTCATGATCTTTGGCATTTCGCGACGCCGTGTTGCCACCTTTGAAGAACCCGTAAAAAAACTGGCTGAAAAGAGAGGTTCAATAGACCTCTTCTGGAAAGGCACCCTTGTCGTTGAACACAAATCCAAAGGGCAGGATCTCGACAAAGCCTACACCCAAGCACTTGATTACTTTATTAATCTCAAAGAAGAAGAACTACCAAAATTTGTTCTTGTATCCGACTTTGCCCGTTTCCGCCTATATGATCTTGATAAAGGCGGTGAACATGAATTTTCTCTGTCAGACCTGCCCAAGTACATAGGCCACTTTGGCTTTATTTCTGGCTATCAGGAGCGAACCTACAAAGATGAAGACCCCGTCAATATCAAGGTAGCTGAAAAAATGGGCCAGCTTCATGATGCACTGCTCAATTCCGGCTACGACGGCCATAATCTCGAAGTTTTTCTTGTAAGGCTTGTTTATTGCCTTTTTGCCGACGACACCGGCATCTTCAATACAAAAGATGATTTTGAGTACTATCTTCGCGAAAAGACCAAACAAGATGGTTCCGATACCGGCAGAGCTATTGCTGAACTCTTTCAGGTGCTCGATACTCCGCCCGCCAGTCGGCAGAAGACTCTCGATGAAGAGCTTTCCCGTTTTCCCTATGTCAACGGCTTGCTTTTCCATGAAACATTCCGTTTTCCCAATTTCGATACTGCCATGCGTCAGTTGCTGCTTGATTGCTGCATCTTCGATTGGGGTCTGGTATCACCAGCTATTTTCGGTTCCCTCTTTCAGAGTGTAATGGACAAAAACAAACGCCGCAACCTTGGCGCCCATTACACATCAGAAAAAAACATTCTCAAAGTCATACGTGGTCTTTTTCTTGATGATCTTCGTCTCGAATTAGAATCAAGCAAAAGCAGCGCAAAGAAGCTGCTGGCCTTTCATGATAAAATTGCCTCCATGCGCTTTTTCGATCCAGCCTGTGGTTGTGGCAACTTTTTGGTCATTACCTACCGTGAAATGCGTCTGCTCGAGTTGGAGGTGTTGCGCCAATACCTCACTCTCACATCAGTACGCTATAGGGCAGGGAATACCCAGCTCGAAACCGATGTCAGTGTTATGTCAAAAATTGATGTTGACCAGTTCTTTGGCATCGAAATCGAAGAATTTCCTGTTCGCATTGCCCAGGTTGCCCTCTGGTTGACCGACCACCAAATGAACATGCGGCTCTCCGAAGCATTCGGTCAAACCTACGTCCGCCTGCCACTTGTTCACTCCCCAAATATTTTCTGTGACAACGCGATCCGCCTCGATTGGGAAACACTCTTTCCATCAAAAGAGAACCTTCTTATCCTTGGCAATCCGCCCTTCATCGGCAAACAAAACCGTAATGTTGCCCAAATGGCCGATATGGATTTTCTATGCCAGCCACTCAAAACCAAAGGTCTGCCAAACTATAGAATCCTCGACTATGTGTCGCTCTGGTATATTAAAACAGCACTTTTCATTGAAAAAAGCTCTGTAAAAGTAGCATTCGTATCCACTAATAGTATTACCCAGGGGGAACAGGTTGCTGTACTCTGGCAATTCTTGCTCTCAAAAGGTATCAAGATCAGTTTTGCACACCGTACCTTCAAATGGAGCAATGAAGCCCGAGGCAAAGCGCAGGTTTTTTGTGTCATCATTGGTTTTTCATGCAATGGCCAAAATGAAACCAAACGGCTCTTCGACTACGAAACCCCGAAAAGCGAAGCATATGAAGTTCATGTGAAGAATATCAATCCATACCTTGTCGATGCTCCCGATATTGTCATTCCTTCGCGCAACAAACCGCTATGTAATATTCCAGAAATGCTTTATGGCAGCAAACCTGTTGATGATGGGAATCTTTTTTTAGATGATGCAGAAAAAGATGATTTGTTGAGAAAAGAACCAAAAGCCGAAAAATTTATTCGGCGAGTAATTAGCGCCCATGAATTTATCAATGGGAAAAATCGGTGGTGCTTATGGTTAAAAGAGGTATCGCCCAATGAGTGGCGGAATCTGCCGGAAATTGTGAAAAGGGTAGAAGCTGTGAGAGATTTTCGGATGCAAAGCACAAAAGTATCTACAGTACAATTAGCAGAAATGTCATATCTATTTGGGGAAATACGTCAACCGGAAACGGATTATGTTATTATTCCTCTCCACTCTTCTGAGCATCGCAAGTTTGTTCCTATCGGATATTTTTCAAAGGAAAACATACTTCATAACTCTTGTTCTGCTGTTCCCAACGCAACCCTATACCATTTCGGGATTTTAACAAGCACCATGCACATGGCATGGATGCGGGCGGTATGCGGACGTTTAGAAGGTCGTTACCGATACTCAAACAACATCGTTTACAACAACTACCCCTTTCCCGAAGCCGTCAGCGAAAAGCAACAGACCAAAGTTGAAGAAAAAGGCCAGGCAGTGCTCTCAGTACGTGAACTCTTCCCCGGCTCAACTCTCGCCGATCTCTACGACCCGCTCTCCATGCCAAAAGAGCTGCACAAAGCACACCGGGAGCTGGATGAAGCTGTCGATACCTGTTACCGCCGATCACCCTTCAAAACCGAACTCGAACGCCTAGAATACCTTTTCGAACTCTACACCAAATACGCCGAACCCCTCACCCATGCAATGAAAAAAAACACAAAACGTAAACTTCCGAACAAGAAATAATAAACATGCTTTTTCCAACCTTGTTGGTTTGAATGGTTGTAATTATGGTATTCGTTTCTATTCCTTTGAGCATCAACCACCCACAAGCTCGGTAAGGTAGTTCTTCATGGATATGTGTTTCCCTATGCCGAGTTTTTTGTGAATTTTGTAGCGTATTGTTTCCATTCCCCTTGTCGAAACGCCGATTGATCGGGCAATCTCCTTTGTTTCATAGTTCAGTTTGACAAGCAGGCTGATTTTCAGCTCCCGATGGTTCAGGTTGGGGTATCTTTTCTGCAGAGTCGAAAGGAAAGCCGAATCAGCTTCCGTGAGCTCCATATTCAACTGCATTTCTGTAACCGTGGTTTTGATCAATTTCTTACAGGTATCTGTAATTACTCTTTTCTGTGTTGAATCCACGTCCAACGCATAGGCCAGGTCAAGGAGTTTACCCAATTGCTCTTTCTTGTCAGTATTTGATCCTGTAATTCGTGCAAGTTGCAGCACCTGCGCTTCTACTCTTGCCTTGAGGGCAGCAACTTCTCTTTCCAACTCAATAGCAGATCTCACCGTCGTTTTTTGTCTGTTGCTCATTAATCATTGGAATTATTGAGATTCCAGGTTTGAAAGTGCAGATGTATACACTTCAGATTATGGAAAAAGAAAATACATACCTGATTTCTGATATTGCAATCTGATTACGTATATTTCTCTTGAAATATACCGATTTAGTTTTATGCTTACATCAAGCGGTTTTATCCTTCTAATAGCACTTTGGTAAGAGGTAACCTGTTATATCACAGGCTGATGAATTCAACCGTTAGAAGTCCAACCTACAAAGGAGGCTTTATATGAAAGTTATCTTACATCGTTTGAATCTTGCTGCATTTATTCTGCTGACATCGTTGATTGTCGGTTGCGCCACACAGTTAGCCCCGTTGTATGATAAAGCTATTGTTGATGGAATTACAGCCGCAAACAAGGACGCAATGACGCTTTTTGCTTCAGCATCCAGCGGACTTAAGCCGGAGTCATATTCAACACGCACTGATATCTATAACAAGATCATTGGCAGTCTCGATGCCCTTGAAGTTCAGGCAAAAGCGCGCCCTGTTCCTAAAACAAAGGCTAACGAGGCCGTGAACAAATGGCTTGAGAAGAGAGGTATTCCTACCCTAACAAATGATGAAGTCCCAAGTGCCACGGCTATTGGCAAGATTTCCCTGACACTTAAGAGGATGAGAGATACAGATCGAGCACAGGGTGTTACTGCTACTGAAGTGCAGGCCTTTAAGAACCAGACAGTCATATACATGGATCAAGCAATAACCTACGAATCATTCTTGGAACGTTAAGTCAAATTTTGGGGAGATATTAAATGACAATCAATGTTGATCAACTAATTGCTGACATCAAAAACGTGTCTACACGAATTATTAACAGTGATATATCTACTGTCCGTGGTTTTTCAGATAGGCAGGTTAAAGCTATTGCATTGCAGGCCGCATACGTTGCTGGAGGTATTACTACTGGAGAGATCACCGATGAAACTCGGGATTTTTTTCTGGATGGAATTGAAGACATGGCCACCAACTTCGTTAAGACGCTTAGAGGTATAGTGAGTATCACCATTGAGAAAATATGGAATGCCGTGATCGGCGTTATCTGGCAGGCAATTGCTTCTGCGACAGGTATCGTTATACCAATTCATTCTATGAGCTAAGGCTTGTTCTCCCGACGGTGCGATAGTGTGTGTTGATCGATAATGCCACGTAGCGCACATGATCTTTGTGAATTTAATACATGGTTTCGCTTCGCTCCATTTGCGCAAGCACGAGCGTGATCCGGACGTTCCCACTCCGACGAGAAGGCCGCAAAGGTTTCTCTCCGGCTTTGTCATGCCACTTGCAGAATGAAAAGCAAGTGACTCGCCAAAGCCTCCGTTCAACCATTGCTTTCCGGTAAACCGTCAGCTCACAGCAGATGCACCAGTGCAGACTACCGCACAGGCGCAGGAACAATAACAAACAGCCAGGGAAAGTGTGACCCTGCCCGCTACGCCGTCAGGGTCACAGGGGGAAGCTCACAAAGAAACACCAGGCTTCGCTTTTCTCCCATTCAGGCGCTGCACTCCGCTTCGCTCCATTTGCGCAGCACAAGCGTGATCCGGAAGCTCATACTCCAACGGGAAGGGTGCAACGAATGCGGCGAACCTTTCAAAAGCCGCAGTACCCCAAGAGCAGCTTTTTTCAGGAGCGCCGGCATCCATTGCTCTGCGAAGGCCGGCAGCTCACAGAAGAGGCGCCACGCCTCCGTGCCTCCGCCTACGGGACATCGCTAACGCTCCAGGTGGCCGGTGCGGCGTCCCTTGCACCGTCCATCCTTCCGCTTCCGCTCTCGCCCTCCAGCTCCGGTACTCGGCAAGGTCGCCAGACTGCCCCCTGTCGCACTCACTCCGACGAGAAGGCCGCAAAGGTTTCTCTCCGGCTTTGTCATGCCACTTGCAGAATAAGAAGCAAGTGACTCGCCAAAGCCCCCGTTCAACCATTGCTTTCCGGTAAACCGTCAGCTCACAGCAGATGCACCAGTGCAGACTACCGCACAGGCGCAGGAACAAAAAAAACAGCCAGGGAAAGTGTGACCCTGACCGCTTTGCCGTCAGGGTCACACGGGAAAGCTCAAAGAGAAAACGCCAAGCTTCGGACTGGATCCGCTTTCGCGTCCCAGTCCTTCGCCTTGCTCCCTTCAGGCGCTACACTCCGCTTAGCTCCGTTTGCGCAGCACAGCGTGATCCGGAAGCGCACACTTCGACCGGAAAGCCGCAACGAATGCGGCGAACCTTTCAAGAGCCGCAGAACTCCAGGAGCGGCTTTTTCAGGTGCGCCTGCATCCATTGCTCTGCGTAGGCCGTAAGCTCACAGAAGAGGCGCCACGCCTCCGTGCCTCCGCCTGCGGGTCGTCGCTAACGCTCCAGGTGGTCGGTGCGGCGTCCCTTGCACCGTCCATCCTTCCGTTTCCGCTCTCGCCCTCCAGCTCCGGTACTCGGCAAGAACGCCAGACTGCCCGGTCGCTCTCACTCCGACCGATACCCCGCAAAGGCTCCCCCGAAAAACATGGGTCGCCATTGCTTTGCCTGAACCGTCAGTTCAATGGACTCAATCAAGGTGCCCGTGCTGTGAGTACACTGCACAGCCACACAAAAAGAATGAGGCGCCGCACTCCGCTTCGCTCCATTTGCGCAAGCACGAGCGTGATCCGGAAGCACACACTCCGACGGGAAGGACGCAAAGGTTTCACTCCGGCTTTGTCATGCCACTTGCAGTAATGGGGGGAGCAAGTGCCCCGCCAAAGCCTCCGCTTAACCATTGCTCTGCCGTAAGCCGACAGCTCACCGAAGAAGCGCCTGTGTTACGCACTCCGCCTCCGCGCACGCAGCCGCCGTTCCGCGCTGTTCGTGCCTCACAACAGCTCCACTTCAGCCGCTTACCGCTCCAGCTCCGATGCGCCACCAGCGCTTACCGGTCACACCGGTGGTAACCATAAACCCCAGGGAGAGAAGAGGCGCCAAAAGCTGCGGGCGCCGGGGGAAGCGCGCCAGTAAAAGGGGCGCGGAAGAAGACAAAAGAGCGCAGCGCAAGCTGGAAACACGCAACGCAAACAAAAAGAAAAAGCGGGGGGATCCCGCCCCTCATGAAGAGCGCGCAAGAGCCGGCAAAGATTCCGCTGTCGCTCCACAGCAAAGCCGCTCCCTGAACGGTTCGCGGCAGGGCATATCTTGGCTTCGCCGCTTCTATTCTCACCTCTCATTTGGCGTTCATGTCAACAGGGCGCACCCGGGCAAGCCGGGCGGCCCGCATTACATAATAGAGATTATGTATCCGCTCCCTCCGGTCGCACACCGGGTACGGCGTTGCATAATCTCGGGACTATTATGTAAAGCATCAGTCAGGCGGGCAACCGCAATTCAGGCGTCAGGGGTAAGCCGGTTGTGCTCTCTTCTTCCAACCGTCGCAAAGGGCAGGCTACTGCCATTGCTCTCGCACTCCGCCGGGCCAGCACAGGCGCAATGGGGGGTACCATCGCGCCAATAAAAAAGAATGTTGATTTGGCGTCCATTGGCGTTCCAACCATGCAGCAAAGGTTCGGCTCCGTTCAGTCACGCCGGTTGCAAAAAAAAGCGGGCAACCGTCCCGCCTTCACTCCACCAAACCACAGCCGCAATTATCCCTCAGCAACGCCATTATAAAGGTCAATCATACCCGCTCATTTGTCGCGCAACAGCCGAAGAGCGCCCAAATCAGCAAACGTAAGGCATCCGCCGCTCGGCCTCCAGGTCGTTCTTCAATCACAGTCATACCCTGTCGGCCTCCCGGCGATGAGCTTCGCTTTTGTGCTCAATAATACTGCATCAACAGTGGAATATGCTGAACTTCTGCGTACATTATTTAGTTACTCGCTTCGCAACAGACGCATTTAGTTTCTTTTGTGGGCTACAATTCAAAAATCCGCACCTTATGCGGATCCTTCTTATTATTTTTTTTGGCTCAAGCGAAGGTGAGAATATGATCCAAAAACTGCTTAACGAATTTCGCCGCGCTGATCGAGACATTGACGCACTGACATATGTACTGATGAGTCTTCTGGTAGTTTTAGCAGGTTGTGTAACATTCCTTGTGTACAAAGGTCAGCTCGACAAGCTTTGGTCGCCACTTGCGTCATCCATTCCAGTGATCGCAGCCCTCCTTGTTGCACGAGTCGCTAATCGACTCATCATTAACGACAATATTGTTCGCGAAGACAAGCGAAGAACAGATATTGTTCGGACTACGCACCACCTCATTTCGATAACCAAAGATCTAAAAGGCCGAGTTGAGTACGTGAAAAAACTGTTGAGTGAAGATAGTATTCCTATACTACCACTCTCGCATATTGCTCCGACTATTGAAGGTCGATACGAAGCTTTGCTCGATCGGGAGGCATACAATCTACTACCCGGAAAATGCGTTGATCTCATCATTAAGATGTCCGGGAGCATTTTCAGTATTAGTCTCCTAGCCGCAGGAGCACAACAGTTCATTGCAGTTAACCCAGCGTTCGCGCTTCAAAGCCTTCCGAACAAGGCCTCGCACTTGCCTCCTCCAAACCTAACTGAGTTGATTGCCGATATCCAGAAACTCATTGATGAGCTATATCTATTACGCGAGTCACTCGACGCAGAAGGTAAACGTCCATAAGCCCTAACTATTCGTTCGAGATGGGCTCGCTAAGCCGGCAAGCCGAGTTCGCGCCCCTCAATTTACTACCTGCCTCAACGGTTAAGGGCTCCCTCACCCAATCACCACAACCTCATCCTTCTCCCGGTCATCGGCAGGCGGAACCTCACGCTTGCCCCAACGCTCCGGATGCTTCCGCTCAAGAAACCATGCCGAAGCAAACCAGTTCTTTACAGATGCAGTCTCGATGTTCTTCAAGTGGTACACCTCCGCCTTTGCCTCCGCCTGCATAACCCCGGTATAAAGCTCCCGGTAAAGGCCGCTCTGCTCCCGCTCGCCCCGTTTAAGCCAGTTCGTAAGTGTCTTCCGGTCAATACCCGCAAGCTTGCAAGCCACCTCGCGGTAGTGCCCCGCACCAAGCACATCCACAATGCACTCGATCTTTTCCGCTGTTATCTTCGGCGCCGGCATCGCATTTCCTTTTTTGTACGGGGAAATGGGGAAATAGAAAGAGACCCATCCATTTTATCCGGTTAACTGATCTCCCGCTGACCCCGTTCAACACTTATCTTTACTGATATCTGTTTGCTTTTATTCTCTATATTTGATATTTATATCAAATATTCAATAGAAATATAGCAACAAAGATGAAAGAAATATCTAAACCAAGGCCGTATACAGAAGAGGCAAAACGTCTCAGGTGGGAGATTAAAAAGAAGTTTAAAACACAGGTATCGCTCTGCCAGGCAATAGGCGCCAAAGACTCATCCATCATCGCGCCCTATATTGCAGGCTATAACCGCATCGGCAACATCCTTCGAGACAGGCTCGAAGCTGTCGGCATTGACGTCAACTACATCATCTACGGCAAAAAAGGGGCTCCGGAGCTGCCTTCACCTCCCCCGGACCAAAACCTTGACACGTTGCTCACTCAATGCAGTGATAAAATCCAACACCTGCAAGGTGAAGTGATCAGCATCAACAACGAACTGCTCAAACTCAACAAACTCATCGACACCATAAAAAAAAGGCTATCAGAGTAGCCTTTAAGATTCATTATTACGGGGCATAGAATGTCTATAAACCGCTCCACTAAAAGAACTTGTGTCACATGATCTATGTTATACAACAAATCAAATACAAAGTAGAGACATTGTGTAATTACAGTTGCCTGATAAACTCTTCGGGATTAATACCCCAAGCTACGAGCACTTGAAATGCTACCGCCGCATATTTTTTTGTATTCGGCAAGCGCTCTATTAAAGGTAATATTATGTTTAATGCCTCTGTAATACATGCAAGTGATTGATGCTGGTCAGGCACTGCATCATGATAATAAATGCCAACATTAATGAGCGTCCCCGCGACATCCGGCAGGTAGGTCTGCGGGTTGGTTTCGGCAAGTTGCCGTCTTATCGCCAAAGCCTCCTTATACCCGTCCTCGGCGGTTCCATAATCGTTCTGATCGGATTGCAAATTAGCCAGATTGTTCAATGTCGTTGCGACATACGGCAGGTAGGTCTGCGGGTTGGTTTCGGCAAGTTGCCGATAGACTGCAAGAGCCTCCTTATACCCGTCCTCGGCGGTTCCATAATCGTTCTGATCGGATTGCAAATTAGCCAGATTGTTCAATGTCGTTGCGACATACGGCAGGTAGGTCTGCGGGTTGGTTTCGGCAAGTTGCCGTCTTATCGCCAAAGCCTCCTTATACCCTTCCTCGGCGGTTCCATAATCGTTCTTGGCTTTTTGCAAAATAGCCAGATTGTTCAATGTCGTTGCGACATCCGGCAGGTAGGTCTGCGGGTTGGTTTCGGCAAGTTGCCGATAGACTGCAAGAGCCTCCTTATACCCTTCCTCGGCGGTTCCATAATCGTTCTGATGGGATTGCAAAACAGCCAGATTGTTCAATGTCATGGCGACATCCGGCAGGTAGGTCTGCGGGTTGGTTTCGGCAAGTTGCCGATAGACTGCAAGAGCCTCCTTATACCCTTCCTCGGCGGTTCCATAATCGTTCTTGGCTTTTTGCAAAATAGCCAGATTGTTCAGCGTCGTTGCCCGCTCTTGCGGTTTTTCTGCTAACAGTAAAGCTTTTTTATACAGCGGCTCAGCTTTTTTATAATCATTGAGGTAAGCATAAAAGTTTGCTGCGGTGAGGTATGTTTGCCTGTCAGGGAATATTGTTATAGCTTTTTCAAAGTTTTTGGCGGCTTTTTCAAAAGCAAATGTGAGCTGAAGCAATTGCGCTTTAAGCAAAAACGTCTCTGCTACCTGTCTCTGTTCATTCTTTACTTCTTGTGCCCTTTCATCAAGCTTCGCATCATCAAGAACGACAAGCGCCTCATCTAATTTCCCATTCATGAACAGCGAAAATGCTTCTTGATAAAGGCTATCCGTTGTGGATATATCCTTGTTCTTGAACTCTTCTAATAACGTGGTAATACGATTTTCAAGGCCAGCTTTAGCATCGATAGCTTTTTTTAATTCATCCTGGAGCTGTTCTCTTACTATATCTGAAAGGGTTTCGATTTTTTCTTTATCGCTCAGTCTACCATACAGCAAATGGATCTCTTCTTTCAATTCATTAGTGAACTTTTCAATAAAGGCATTGATCGCAATAGTTGTCATGTTCCCGTCGATATCTTGGAGGACGAGATTGTTGTTCCCATCAATCTTGATATGATTCCATTTCCACTCCATAATTTTTCAATATTGATCAGTTATCCTTGCTCGGTTTTGTTCTTATTTCCCTTAATGTTAGCTGTATTCATACCGGGCTGTCCTGTTGCAGAACTTCCCGTTCCTTGCTTTACTTCATTTTCGCTTCCGCTAATGTTTAATCTGTTTTTAAACAATAAAGTTGTGCTGGGATTGAAGCCAAAAATAACCGCAACAATCAGGCTAATAAGAAATTGAACATGAGGGCTTCTCAGCCATTCAGGCAAAGTTTCTTCACTCGTGACCAAAACAGGCATAAAAAAAGAGAGGCATAGAAATACTAAAAGCGCAATAACAACTTTAATAACCCATTCCTTCATGGTTCTCAGGATTTTCTGTTTCATGCAAAAGGATGTATTCATCATCCTTTGTGAGCAAAGTCGTTAATACGTTCTGGTGTAAACTGACCAAGGCACACTTTACAAAGTAATTTATTGCATTTATATTTCAGCATTTCTGCGCCTAAAAACATCACACGTTCTCGATAATTAAAACCCAGCAGGAAAAGCTTATAGTAAGCTCATCGTTTTTAACCATAAACCTGATAATATGATTTAAAATAATTATTTAGCTCATCGACAAAAGGCAAATCAAATAACTCAGAACCTCTCATTTAAATGTCGTCGGCAGTTTGAGCACTTACCAACGATGCAATCGAATTGCGAAAAAATATTTATAGTGGCGCCATCATTGAACCTGTCTGAGAATCCTCCTCACTTCATGCTCATCAAGCGGGCATCCGGAGCTCTGGTTCAGCTCCAGCAACAAGCGGTCACACTCTTCAACTCCCTCATCTCTCATCCAGCAGGCAAGCTGATAGAGGGTATTATTGCGGTTCCCCGGTACAAAGCGCTTCATGAAAAAGCTCTTGTAGCTTCTCTTCAGCGTTGCACTTTTGTTCTTGTTCCGGGCTCGGCCAGCTTCAAGCAGCTTCTCTCTTCTTTGCCGCACGAGAGCCCGCCGGTAAAAAAGCGCCCAGTCAAACAATTGTGTTCCTTCCAGGTAATACACTTCGGCATCAGGGAATCCGTAATACATCCGGTCAATGTTCTTGCAGGCCTTGTCAGCATGGTTGTAGCAGGCCATCACTTCAGCCATCATTAACTTAAAGGCTTCACGCTCAAGCAAAATCGGTTTGTCCGTTGGCAGTATCACCCTGAACCGCTCGGCAATCACCCCATGCTTCTCTTTCATGTGGTTACGGGTTGTCGCAATCAGGCCAATAAAATCCGCAAAATCTACCATGGCCTCACCAATCGAATAGCGGTCATCACAATCAAGAATAATCAGTTCCTGCCCCTGGAGCGCATGCTCCCCATCCCGATACCCGTCCCGGAACGCTGTGGCCGAGTAATTTCCCTGGAAGCGCGCCATCGCTTCTACCCGGTCAAAGGGAATCCGTATCGCCTTGAACCCTTCCGCCGTGTGCTTGCTGCATGAAATCAACACACGCCCGTCATGCATTTCCATAGCGTTTTTGAGTAATTTGAGCTTGAACACCTTGAACGTCTTTAGCCGCATGGATAAAGGCTTTAGGTGTTCAAGGTGTTCGTGGCTAATGTTCCAAAAGTTGAATGAATTTGGTCGATTGTCCCGATCCCTGTCGCTCTTCTTGCAAGGCAAACACATCCGTTTCAATGCCGGTGCTGATCACCTCCTCAAACTCCTTTGCCTTCCATCCGGTTCTGTGCAGCAGCTTTCTGCGGTTCATAACGCCCCCTTGCTTGGTCAGAATATCGATCACCCGTTTCATCCGCTGTTCATAAGGGGTGAACTTGAAGTGGTTCATCAAGAGGTAGCTTATGGTCTTCCAGAAATAACGTATCAGTGCCACAGCCCGCTTCATCATCTCGCCCGTTATCAAAAGAACCGGCGGAGCGTTTGATTCGGCAATACGGTTGGTCTCTTCAACCACCAGATAGATCATCGCCGCCTTGAACTTCATCATATCAAGACGCCCCTGATAGCCCATCAGCACGCCCGAAAACTCGGCATCGCTTTTGGCGATTTCAGCAAGCTCTTCATGCTCGCCCTCAAAAGAGTGCTGATAGATCTCCCGCGCCTCCACAGAGAGCTTGATCTCTATGCTTTGTTGCTCAATCAGGCATGCCGTCCGGAATATCTTCTCAAGGTTTCCGGCAATCAATGCCTCCATGCCCTCATCCGGAGTGCTGTTCTCAATCAGCGACTTCATCTTTCCTCGATGCTCCGCCACAAAGCAATAGCAGATTCGCTGCAAAAAGCCGCTATGCTTGTCCTTCTCGGTTATTCGCTGGAGAAACTGAGTCAGGGTAGACGCGCCAAAAATAGAGAGGCATGGATTAACAATCCTCGACTGCTCGTTTTTCAACTGCCGGGTATGGCTGTTGCCGTCATAAACATCCAGGATGAATGACTCCATACCCTTGTTGTAATCCTTACGGAGATTATCAAGAAAGCTCGCAAACTCACTGTAGCAGGCAATTCCTGAGTTCATCACCTCCTTCTGCTCCATCTCCTCACTCCGAATCCGCTTCGCGCCCTGTCCCTCTGTTTTCGGTATAAGCCGGGGCTCCCGCATGCTCTCCATCAACCCCTCATGGCTTCCTGAATCCGGCATCCGGAACTTGATCTGCTCCTCCTGCAGCAGCTCTTCAGCTCTTCGCAAATACCTTGTGCAAAAAGAAACCACCGTCGTCTTTCTCCCAACCGTTGAACCGGCAAGGCAAAGCCCGTAGAGGTTGGGTTTGACCCTCTGGCTTCCAACCTGCATCGAAACCCTGTTGCCAATCACGGCAGCAGAGGTCATAAACATGCTCACAAACAAAAACTCCCGTGGAGCATCAGTCATCGACTGCAGGTAGTCCAGTACCGGAGCAAAAAAAATATCAGACACCGCCACCTCGGGAAAACGGGGTAGTTCATTGGTGTGTGCCGCTTGCCGCCGTCTTGCCTCCTGCAATCGCATCTCATGAGGCCCGATTGAAACATTGGCATCACTCATGCTTCCGGGCCTCCTCTCCCGCAAGGCTTTTGTATTCCATCCAGGCCTCGCTGCTCCGCCTGTACGTTCCAGCACCCATTATTGAGCCTTTCCACCAACATCTCAATATCAACTGCCCGCCATGCGGCAGTCTTTTCCGAAAGTTTTACGGGTTTGGGATACCGCCCCTCTTTTATCCCTGCATACCATGCTGCTCGCGAGACTGGCAAAATGCTTGGAATTCCCTGTTTGCGGTCTCCGATAATGTCCCGCAGCCGATAGAATTTTGTTACATGCATCACGCACCTCCCATTTTCTCGGAGGTTCCCTCAATCCACTTTTCGACATCGGTAATACGAAACAGCAACCGCCCGTTTTTCTTGGTTGACGGCAACGATCCGCTTTTTACGGCGCGATAAATTGAAATCTTTGAAATAGGGAGATCGTAAATCTCCATTGCATACCAAACCAGACTATCAAGGTTGATAAACTTCCGTTTCGGCTTCTGGAGGGGGGGGATGGTTTCCATTGCATTGCTTCATTATAGTTGAAGAATCATTGAACAACTATAAATTGCAATACAGAGCACGCTTAATCAATGTTAAAGCGTTCCTTTATATTCGCTTACGTGCTCAAACCGTGCTTTTTTCGTGCCTCTATCGTGCCTGTTTCGTGCCTTTCTTTTTTTCTCCAGGTTATGATCTTTCCATGCCTTCAATAATGCATTTGCCTGATCGCTTATACCGGAGAGTCCGCAAAGCCGCTCGCATACCTTTAAATTGATTTCGCTGGTCCTCTTTTTTATTGCCAATAGCTCATCAAAAATACAATTCGGCCACCGCTCACCCGGCTTATGCGCGCCCGCGATTCTGTACACCTCGTTTTCAGCTCTCCAGTCGCGTAGCGGTATTACGTCAACAGTGCTGCTGGTTGCCGTCGCTGTTGTGTTCCTCTCCTCCGGTTTCGCGCCCTTTGCTTTGGGAGCAAACTTCCCTTTACTCATAAACCAGTTCTCAGCACTCTCCAGCTCAAAAAATGCACGCACCTCATGCGTTCCGGCTTCAGGGAATTGAAACAAATAGGGATTCTTTTTATGCCGCTTGATGAGGTCCGCCGTGATAAACTGCTTTAGGACAAGCTTTTTAGCATCAAAGACGTTGTTGATCAAAAAAAACAGGCAGAGATCACTCTGTATCGCTTTTTTCAATTGCTCGGTGTTTCGGTAGAGCATCTCCGATTGGCCATAGTCAGCAACAATACTCCGCATCTTTTTTATATCCTGACGTGCTTCCGTTTCCGGAGCATGGTTCATATACCATTGAACCGCATTCACAAACGCCATCGCGGCATAAACCTCCTCAATTGCCGGAGTGTTTGCGCACGCTGAGCCTGTAGCTTCCACGTTACACTCAAACAACCTTAGCGATTGATTTGCAGGGTTAAATTCACCCATCAGCCATCTCTCCGCCGATATCAGCGTCAGCCACTGGATAACATCGCAATAATCATCAGCACCCAAACAGCACCTGTCGAATCGCTCTATTACAGCCGCCATGTCAAGAGAGTTCAGTGCTTCGCGGTTTTCAATTCCCCGTTGCGCCTCAATCCTTGCCTGAAGGCTCTTTATTCCCTCAGAGATAGTTTTCACCAGCTTGCCGTCAATCAGCGCATCTCTTGCATCTGCAAGGGAGCTGTTGGCCATGGCAAGTGCCACCTGCTGATACTTCTCCTCTACAGCCTTTAAACTTGTCGTAAAAGTAAGGAGCTGCTCTGCATGGTCATGTTCAGCAGCCGCCCTGCTTTTCTCATCCCATCTCTCCCAATGCAGCTCTTTCAGGCGGGCATAATTTCTTGTAGCAGAATCCTTTATGGCGTGTTCTCCCTCCAGTAATGCCCTGATGGCATTAGTTACAGCTATCCGGATATCCTTCTCACTGGCCTTAAAATTACCCATCCAGCGCCCCCATTTTTTAATGAAAAATGAAGTGAGTAGATGTTAAGTATAAGAAAATTGAAGTAAAAAAGCGCTATTTACCATTTTCCGGATAATGGTGTGTGTTCGCCAAGTGTTACTTGACAAGCCTGATAAACGGCAGAGATTGTAACGCATCAACATCGTCAATCTTCGCGCCACCTTTCAGATTATTCAGATAGTCTGCCCATGCCTGCATCATTCGGGTACGCTCATCGAGATGCTGTGTCCTGTTATAAGCCGCCCCTAACCGGTCCGGCACCCTGTGCCCGAGCTGTGCCTCAATCGCATCGGGGCTGAACCCCAAAGTCTCATGAAGCATGGTCCGTGCTGTTGCCCTGAAACCATGACCAGTCACGGTCTCCTGATCCCACCCCATGGTTCTTAATGCCTGATTAACCGTATTCTCTGATAGTACCCTTGAGGCAGCCCGACCGGGAAAAACATACTCGCTGCTACCGGTAAAAGGTTGAAGAGCCTGCAACACCTCAACAGCCTGCCGGGCAAGAGGAACCGTGTGAACCTGCCCTTTCCTCTTGGCCTTCTCTTTAAGGGTCAGCTTCGTATCCTCAACCGGCAACTGCCAGGCCAGCCTCTCCATATCAATATCTTTCCACTTCGCGTTACGCAACTCACCGGGTCGAACAAACAACATAGGCGCAAGCTTCAGTGCACAACGAACCACAAAAGATCCTGCGTAATTGTCAATATCCACCAACAAGCGGCCTAACTTGTCAGGGTTCAGAATAGCCGCCATACTCTTTTTATTGGGCTGCTTCAGCACTTTGCTCAAACCAGCCGCAGGATTGTTTTCAACACCGGGAATATCGCTGACAATCGCAAAATTGAAAACCTGACCAATAATAGTTTTGATTCTATGAGCTGACTCATAAGCATGGCGCTCCTCAACCAGCCGCAGAGCGGCCAGAACATCTTTTGTGGTGATATCAGAAATTTGACGGCTTCCCAATGGAGGCAGAATATCCCTTTCAAGTCGGCTAATAACCGTTCTTGTATGACCATCCGTCCACTCCGTCCGCGCCACCTCAAGCCATAGCCGCGCCACTCTTTCAAAAGTATTCCGCTCAATCTCTTTTGACAGTAATTCGGCAGCACTCCGCTGTTTTCGTTCCTCACTTGGATTGATACCATTGGCAAGCAGATTTCGGGCCTTCTGCCTTCGCTCACGCGCCTCCTCCAAGCTTATATCAGGATAGGTTCCCAAAGAGATGATGCAAGCCTTTCCACTAAAGGTATACTTCAGACGCCACCACCTCGAAACAGGTAACTGCTTCCCATCCTTGCTATACTTCTTGGCAGGAATAAACAAAAACAAACCACCGCCATCAAAGAGCGTCTGTGGTTTCTCGGTAGCCTTAGCCGCCTCTACCTTTTTAGCTGACAATGGAAGAACGCTTCTCGACAT